AATTGTTCGATTGTTTCCTTCGAGCCGTTGTTCCAACGAACGACTGCTGTTAGTGCTGTACGACTGAGGACAATGCCGACTTGGCTACCACGATGTACTTCTCTTTCGGCATTGAAGATATGTAATCCTTCTGCGCCATATCCCCAATCGCCATGATAGCGCTTTTCCCAGGCTAGACCAGAGCTCATGGTAGTCCACTCAGCTTGTGCATCTGGACACCCATGATGTACTTGCCACGAGCGTCCATAACAGACTTGACGACGGCTTGAATGTTTCTTGCATTCTCGTCGTTGTCGCGTGCATCCATGGGTTGCAGGTACACCGGACCTTCCCACCCTACAGGGGGCCGGGCAACCTTGCTGGCAGCCCCTAGTGTGTGGCCGAGGGCTTGGTTCGGTAACCCGTCGCCCCCTACCGAGTCGTGGGAGAGAACGTACTTGTACGCGGCGACTAATTTAGCCGTCTGTGGATGTATCTTCCCGGTCTTCGGACTGCACACGACGGTGACTTTGGACCAGGGAAAGTCAGCGCCGGGAAAGAGGGTGCCGTTGGTTTCGATCTGAACACGACGCTGGTGGTTCAGGAGCTCGTTGACCAGGGGCGTGATGTTCTGGCGGAAAGGTTCTCCGCCTGTGATCACAACGAGCTTGATGTCCGGGTAGACAACATCGAGGTAGCGCCGAATAAACTCCGGCTTGCCATCATAGATGACTTTGCTGTATTCCGTGTCGCAGAAGGGGCATTGGAGGTTGCACCCGGAGAGACGCAAAAAGATTGCGACCTGACCTGCGAATGGACCTTCACCCTGAACCGTGTGAAAGACACTGTTCAGGAGGACCCGTCCTTCAGCATCGCGCGACACCGGAAGGGGTGCTTGCTGATTCGTTTTCATTTTGAGTGGGACGGGCAGGAGTGAGGAGGTGGGGGTGATCAGGCGAACCTGACCACCCCCGCTGCTAGATCGCCAGCGGTTCTAGCAGCAACCTACTCCTGGACCTGGGCGGCGTCCTCGGCCGGCACGTCCTTGTAGCGCCCCAGGTTGTGGAACTTCCGCCACCGGCCGTACTGCGTCGCGATCGTGGCGGGGTTCAGGCCCTCGGCTTCACCGGCCTTCATCACGTCTCCGCGGACGGCAGGCTTGCCGGTGCTCGCCGACAGCTCGTCGCAGATCGCCCACACGCGGCCGGTCGCCGTGTCCGGCTTCGGACGGGTGACGCCGTTCTGCGAGGGCATCTTCGTGGTGGTCGCCTCGGCGGCGGGCGCCTCGGTGGCCGCGGCCTCCTCCTTCTCCTTCTGCTTCTTCGCCATGTTGCATCTCCAAAGTGGATGCTGATGCTTCCTCTTAGAGAGGGCGGAGGAAGCTGTCGCCCTTTACTTACCTGCGCCTTCTTGGTTCCACTTCATGTTGAGCCACTTCACAACGTCCTCCCCGCGGATGGTGCCTCCCATTTCGGGGACACGGGCGATGACGGAGTTCTTGTAGTCGTGATGCAGACGCCACGCCTCTGGCGGCAACACGAATAACATCAGGATGTTGAGAGCAAGGTCGGCAGGTCCGCTACCGCCATATCCCCACTCGAAGCCGTAGGAGTGGTACTGAATCGCTTGCTGTAGCGATACGTGTGCTGAACTACCGGACTCCATACGCGGCTTGGTACGCTTCATCTCGATAACGATATCCCGAGGGGCATCGGGAACGATGAATTTATAGAACTTGCCCGGCTTGGCCGCGAACAACCTATCCCATTTGCTCATCCGCGTCTTTTCCTTATGCTGAGACGACCATAAATTCTATCAAGTTTCCGACGTTCTACTAGACGGCGCTTGCACCATTTACAAGTCACGTCTTTCTGTCTGGTCGTCATGGCAACATCTGTTCCCTGCGCACCTCCACAAAGGGGGAACCATGTTGCTACTGGAGCAGACGAACGATGACGCTGTGCGTAATGCGTCTTCATAGCCATCTCCCGATCTTTTTCTTCCAGGCGTAGAACTGAGTCTTCGCCGTGCTGATGTTGACACCCTGCTCGACAGCAGCCTTCACAATGTCGTCACGTTCGCAGGGCCACATCTCGTCGCAGAGCTTCCATACGAGCTTTACGGGGTTCTCAACCTCGCTACGCTCTCGAGGCTTCCCGTCAGTGGTCGTATTGGAATCCTGACGTTTGAACTGCTCTTCGGTAGCAGGCTCTACCTCACTGCCACCCGCCCATTGCGTGTCTTCCCATCCGCCTTCGCGCTTGGGTACGTACACGCTACAGGAACCCGCTCCGACACGCTTCAGGTGACCGAAAGCTCCCGGTCGCCACGCGATGCCGAAGTACGAGTTATCGGGAAGTGAATCCAACCGGACTGGCATGGTTCCTTGATCCGTGAGTGAGTACGTCCGTTCTACATATGGAAGTATACCGAAAGGATCGTTGACTTGTCAAGGGGGATCGAACTATAAGTAGTCGAGCCATGAAGCACACCCGTAAGCAATGATACGAGCAGGCGGACGCTGTTGTGCCAGTTTACACATCTCTGTGCTCTCGACAAAGTGCTGGCACGTAAGGCAGCAGGCGACAAGACGATCGCGATGGAGCTTCTCAGCCAGGGCGAGCATCCACGGTACATCGTGGGCGCCTGGCTGCGCTCTACGCTGAGGTGCCATCGCTGAACGTATATCCACAAATCTCGGGATACCTGCCACGCTCCACCACCTGAATAGCTTTAGGTACCTTCAAGTAGTCAACAGCCTTCATACCTTCATGTGTTGATGGCGGCACACCCCAAGGACATCGTTGCTCCCACCACCGCTTCGCTAGACGTGTCGAATACCCACCATGATCCAGTTTGACCCACTCGCTGAACCTCCTAATTCCAGCATAGTAGTCCACACGCATGGAGTCAGGTCTTCCTTCCTTCTGGTGTATCCGATACGTCACCTTATCTATAGGGATCGTGTGTACTTCTGGAATCGTACCTGCAATAAGATCCTGGAGGCTAGCCTGGGTGAAGATATTCACATTTCGTGGGAACTCCGCACCACACTCAGGGTTCTCGCAGAAACGTGCCGAAGCATGGGAGTAGCACCCACACTGCTCGCAGAGTCGTACCGGGGCTGGTCCTGGCGCACCACGTCCACGACGCTTCGGTAGCACGGGGTCGTTGATCGGACCGAGGCGCTCTGTATTGCCAGCAAAGTCGAGGCAGAGGCAGTTTACCTTCTCGGGCGCAGGACGGGTTCCACGACCGACCATCTGTACCCACAGCCCGGGGGACATCGTCGGCCGGAGCATTATGATACAATCAATGTCCGGGAAGTCGAATCCGGTTGTGAGTACGTTGTTGTTCACCACCGCGCGAAGCTTCCCCGACTTAAAATCACGAATACGTTGGTCGCGATCCTGATCAGAGAGCTTACTGTGCACCGCAGCCGCGGGTATACCGAAGGATTCGTTGAGGTATTCTGCGATGTGCTCCGCGTGCTCGATACCAGACGCGAAAATGAGCCAGTGCTTCCGCCTGTGGGCAAGGGGAACGGCCTCGTGTAGTGCCGCCATTGTGACTGTTTCACGGTCGAAGCGCTCCTGTAGCTCTTTGAGGACGAACTCTCCGCCAGCGAGCTTGACACCGGACACGTCCATCAAATGTTCGGCACGTTTTGGAACGACTGGTGCTAGATATCCCTGGCCGATGAGCCAGTTGAATCCGGTACGGTCTGTCAGGTCGAAAATCACATCCGTAAAGAGACCACCGGGATCTGTCAGCATACCGTGCTTCATACGGTACGGGGTCGCCGAGAGTCCAATCACCCTGATATAAGGGTTGACCTCGCGCAAGGCGTCGATGAATTTACCGTACATCGTCTCAGCCTTTGGACTCACGAGATGACACTCGTCGATGATGACAAGGTCGACACGTCCAAAGATTTGCGGCTTCCGGAAGACAGACTGGATACCCGCAAACGTGATGTCGTCGTGATGCTCACGGCGCCCGAGGCCGGCGCTGTAAATCCCCGCAGGAGCTGTCGGCCATGTCTCGATCAACTTATCGAAGTTCTGAACGATAAGCTCCTTTACGTGCGTAAGCATCAGTACCTGCGTCCCTGGATATGTCAAGCAGGCACGCTTCACAAAATCAGCTATGATCAGAGACTTGCCGGTGCCGGTCGGTAGGGCTATGATCGGATTGCCAGTTGGGTGCGTCTCGAAGTAACTGAAGAGATGGGCGACGCTTGCTTCCTGGTAATCGCGCAGGCGCACGGGATCAGGCACAAGTCCCTCGCGGTATTCTTGCAGCCATTCTTCGGCGCCACGTTTTGTCAAGTGGTACCATCCGCATCTCCGATCGAAGTACGGGCGGCGTGGAGTCTTCTTACTGATCTCGACGGCGTGACGTGTGGCAAGTTCCTTTGTAGCATAGGCAACCTTCCCACATCCAGAACAGCGCAGTCGCGGTTCGCCGACAGCGGTGCCGACATAGAGGTCAGCCTTGCGGGCGCTCTGTCCAGGCAAGGGAAGCCAGAGCCCCTTCTCTTTGATGTAAAAGGTTGCCATTACTCGCGGATCTCTTCGTGCTCAAGGCACCCCCGCCTCTGCTCCTGTTCAGAGAGGTAATAGTTGAACTTCGTACAGAGCCATGCTGCATCGGCTACAGGCTTCGAGTGTACGCACGTGCGGCAATTCTTGTCTTTTGGCTGACCACGATGACAAATCTCTTTGTGGTCACAGAAGCGGCAGACATACCAGGACTCACTTTCGCTGATACGCGGTGGCGGCTCCGTAGCGTAGATGATTTGCCCGCCCCGGTCAATAAATCGTATGGCAGTCTCGCGGTCGTACTCGACAATCTCAATATAGAGCTCGTCGTCGTTTTTGTTTACGGCGAAGTAGAGAGCGAAAGGCAGCTCGCCATAGTGCATATAGATTTGCATCTGCACATAATGTTCTGGCTTTGCCTTCTTAACACCTTCCTTCTTGACCTTACGGAAGCTCTTATCGTTGTGCGTCTTGTATTCTCCGAGCACCCATATGCCAGGGAAGTCCGGAGTGTCAAATAGTTTCGAGTCCATAGAGCCACCAAAGTGACCATCGAACTCGGAGATTCGAAATTGATTCCCTGTAGTTGGATCACGGTCCAGGACGTGAATACCAGACTGTCGAAGCAGACGTACTAGGTAGAGTTCTTCGCGATTGCCTCGTTCAAAAAGACGTAGTATTCTAGCAAAGAAGCGAGGACGACGTGACCACCGGAAGGTGTACCAGAGGTGACGGGCGCACTCTCTTCCTACGATAGAGGCGCCAAGGTGCTTACGCAGACCATGCCCTTGATTCTCTTCAAGGAACTTAGAGATCGCCTTTAGGGTCTTATCTGCGGTTTTTGCTTTTCGCATCTCTGACCCTGCGCCACCACATCCATTGATCGATAGTGAACCCGATTTGGATCGCGAACCAGACGCACACCACGAGGAACGTGATGAGCATGATGAGGTCGCGCTGGTCCTGTGTCACGATTCTTGCTCCGGGTGGACGGGCTCGCTCTGCTGGAGGTGGACGAGGGCGTAATCGCCGACAGGGATGTCCTGCTCAGAGCAATCAACCCACTCCGATAGCCGCACGCCCTCGTGGTCGTAGATCGCGATTCTCGCCACTGGCTCCTGCGTCTCTCCCGCTGGGGGCGCAGCGCGCAGACGCTCGATCTCATCGGCGGCGTCCTTGAGAACAGCCTGCACCCAATTATCTGCATCGAAGACATGAGCGACCTTGCGCAGCCGCTCCACGATGTCCCGCTCTCGCTCGCTCACGATCCACCTCCTTTCAAATGAGGGACGGGGACTCGAACCCCGCAGGAAGCGCCCAACCGTCGCTCCGCCATAATCCTGCCGATGGTATGGTAACCGTCAGAGGCTCACCCTCAACCATGCCCCGGGAGAGGGGCAACTACATCACGAGGCCCACGGAGGCTTCACACCACCGGTACCGGGATGTGCCGGCGGGTTCATCGGAGGCGGTGTGAACGTGGGAGCGGGAGCCGGCGTCGGAGGTGGAGAGCCGGTGGTCGACGGCGCCGGCCCAGGAGGAGGCGAGCCGGTACTTCCCGGAGGCGGACCCCAGGGAGCGGGACCAGGAGCCGGGGCAGGTGCTGGGGCACCGTATCCTCCCGGGGGCGTCGCAGGGTAACCGGTCGGAGGAATCGCGGCCGCAGGCGGGCCTTCCGCCCCGGGACCGGCAGGAGTGCCAGCGTTCTTGCTCTCCTTACTACCGAGCGGTGCATACGCCTTGACGTCGTTCCCCTCGTCGTATCCAGCCTCGGCAGGCTTGTAGACGATACGCGCCATCAGCGGCTTGCCGTGGAGTACCGCGGTGTCCTGGACCTGAAACACATTGACGGCATGACAGATGGCCGACAGCTCGCCCTGTGCGATCTCGACCGCCACGGGGTTCTTGTTCCACAGGTTCAGACGCGCCCACGCGAGACGACCGGCGTACTGACCATCGAGCACCTTGAACGTACAGAAGAGATACGCGCCTTGCTTGTCCTTCGTCTCGCGCACCTCACTGTCCGTCATCATCACGTTGTACCAATCCGTCGGCATTGCCGGTGGTGAACCGGTTGCCGGCTCATACTGATTGGCATCAAACGTCCCTCCGAGATTCGCCATGTCCTTCTCCTCAGTTAGGTGGCAAGAATCTTTTCGATGATCTTGCCCAGGTGGGGTTCTTCAAACTCGGCCAGGCGGCCAGAGCGGTCCCGCGCTTCGTACTGTAGATTCAGGCGAGTGCGCAGGTAACGGAACTGCTGTCCTTCTGCTGTCTCCCCGACCTCGAGGCTGAACACCTCGTCAAAGAGGTAGGGTAATTGCGGTCCAACTTGCCGCCCAGGCATCGAGGGACTGTAGCGGCTGATGCCTGTAACCTCGTCCTTCTGCCATTCCTGCTTGCAGCTGAAGTAAACGTGGCGCCCAGGCAAATCCCGGAACTTCTTAATGAGCGGGATCATCTTGTCCTGCATCTCGCCGTAGGCTCGCCTCGGGTCTTTGTTCTTCGTCTTCTCGGTGGCGAGGCACTGCTCGGCGATCTCAGTGACCGAGTCCAGACAGACTGTCCAGAATCGACGAGCCTCTGCACTATGCGCTACGAAGTTGTAGGCTTCGTCGATATCCGCGTACGACGTGATCTTTATGGTAGGGATCTCGTAGGCGGCTAGACTCAGGAGTCCGGCCTCGGCACTGATGATGAGAGGTTCGGGGGCCGTGGCGCACAACGGAGTCTTACCCGAACCCGCTCGTCCGTGAACGAGCATCTTGACCCCGTGTAGTCGAGCTTCCTGCGCCGTGGTTGTGAAGATGAGTGTCACGAAACTTCTCCACGACCCTGCTCCCAACCTTGTACGAAGCACTCGACGTAGCGCTTCGTGAAGGCGTTGGAAGACTTCTCCATCGACTGATACGGAAGCTTCGGCTTTTTGAAGCGCTTGTCGTGGCCTTGCTTCCGGCCTCTCTCGAACCAGCGCTTCTCGACTGGATGCTTAGGTGGGTTCATCATGCCTTCAGATGCGCGAGATGAGCCATGGCGTCCTGGTCAGCGGCCTCTCGCGCTCTATGGGCACGCCACCGGGGAGGATGTTCGTTCAGTTTGCGCACCGGACCTTCCCATCCACAAGAGCAGTAGGCGACGTACGCGTAGAGCCCACCGTGCTTGCCCTTGTACTTCCCCTCGACACCTGCGACGTGTGTGGGCATTACGGCGCTACGTCCTCAGGCTTCTTCTTGGCCGGAACGATCTGCAGAGTGGGGAGGCCAGGCTTGGCCGTGATGTAGCGATCGAGCTTCTTGCGCTCAGCCGCAGACAGGTCCTTATATACTGTGGTGCGGAGGTCGTACTTGACGCGGAAGAACCGTTCGCGCACTTCTTCGGGGAGGGCTGCTGCAGCTTCTTGGTCGACCGATCGGTTGATTTTGAAGGTGCCCTTCAGGACGCGACCGTCAGCCAACTCGATGCTGTTGACGCCTTCCTTGGGATCGGGGAAGGTACCGTTGAAGATGCCTTCGCGGAGGGCGCGCTCTTGGTCCTGGAGAACCTTGATGGTATCGGAAAGCTGCTGCCACTTCGCAAGTGTCTCGAAGTAATCCATTGTCTCTCTCCCGGGGATTATAAGGTACCACGATCAGCAGGTTGCTGTCAAACCTCCTCGAAGTCGTCTTCTTCGATGATGAACATCTCGGTGCCCGAAGCTACGTAGGCGTCGTCGACCGCCTGCCGGATGTCTTCCGCGTCGATATCCTTGGAACCAAGGCCCTCCGCACGAAGCTTCTGCCTCTGCTGCTCCAGGAACCCCAGGCTGTAGATGAGTAGGGCACGGTAGAAGTCGTATTGCTCGTTCGGGTTGTCTTCTACCGCTTTGGCGAGATCCTCTTTAGTTACCATCTTGGCTCCTGTAGTAGGCGTCGATCTCTTCTTCGTGGAGGAAACCACGAACGAGGAAGTAGTTCATTCCGATGAAAGTAAGAAGTCCTCCGATGCCACCAGTGAAGACAGAATAGCGAATGGCTTCGTACAGCTTGACGAACTCGGCGATACGAACATCTTGCATATTCCGATCATAATCGCCGTTGCCGAGTTCGACAAGCCAGTTGACTGCCATGTCGCGTGCCCAATAGAGGCAGCCAATGTGAAGACCAGCCGTGGATGTCCCCATCTCTTCTAGATACGGGCTCTCGTCTTGCTCGCAGACGCTACACTTCATGGAGGGGTTCCTGGGGGTGAGAGGTCCACTACGACAAGGTACCGAAAGGAGCACCTGATTGTCAACACCTTTTAGTGGGGGTTGTGTAATCACCTGGGAGCATGGTATAATACGCAGGACCCTATTATCCCCCACCGCATCGTCCCAGGTAGCCATGACCAACAGCCTTATGGAGCAGACACGTCTTCTCCTTCGTAATTGCGGAAGATCCCTACCGGAAGTCTACGGGGATCTACGCATGGCCGGGATCGAGGACATCTCATATTTCTGGCTCCGCAAGTTCAGTAGTGGTGCGTTCAGGAACCCGTCTGTGAACAAGGTGCAGGCGCTGTACGAGCACCTCTCCGGGAAGCAGCTGGTGGCATAGGTGCTGCCCCCCGAACTGCTGGACTGGCCGAACTGGCTCGTCAGCGGTGAGGATAAAGCACCCCGCGCCCCCCGGACAGGTAAGCTGGCAGATGTTCGCGACAAGGCCCTCCACGCTACATATGCTGAAGCGAGCAGTTATGCACAGCAATATGGGTTGGACATCGGGTTTGCCCTCACCCCTGAAGATCCCTTCGTAGTAATCGACCTAGACGCCCCAGCAAACGACTCTCAGAAGCAAAGACATCAGCGAATCTATGAGGCGTTCGATACATACGCCGAACTCTCAAGATCAGGCGCTGGCGTTCACATCTGGTGTAAAGGAACCCTGCCGCAAGGCGCCCGACGTGACAAAGTAGAGGTATACCCACATTCGAGGTATATCATATGCACCGGGCGCACCCTCCGTGAGTCTCCCATAACGGATCAACAGCACCTCTTGGAAGTTCTGTTCCAGGAGATGGCAGTAAGCACAAACGGCAACGCCGAGCTCACAGAGCATGTAGAGATCCTCACCGACCGCGAAGTGTACGAGTTGGCTTTACGTGCGGTCAACGGGGATAAGTTCGATCAGTTATGCCGAGGTGAGTGGGAGGGGATGTATCCAAGCCAGAGCGAGGCCGACTTCGCTTTGATGGACATCCTCTGTTACTACACTCGAAGCAATGCGCAAGCGACAAGGCTGTTCCACTACAGCGCGCTCGGTAAGAGAGACAAGGCGCACCGCCAGAAGTACATCGAGTACATGCTGCGGAAGATTCGCGCCGAAGAACCGGAACCGATAGACTTCAGTGCCCTACGTCCGCCGAAAGTAGTAGATCCGGTTCCAAATAGCCCTCCCACCGACCCGTCCCCCAAAAGAAATCGCAGCCACAGCAGTGCTACAGAGGGCGGAATTTCGTATCCACCGGGGCTAATCGGGGACATCGCGCGGTATGTACATGATTCTAGTACCAGACCGGTGCCTGAAATCGGTGTAGCTGCCGCGCTTGCTCTCGGCGCCGGGGTGCTGGGCAGGCAGTTCAATATCAGCAACACCGGCCTGAACCTATACCTGATTCTGCTCGCCAAGACTGGTGTGGGCAAAGAAGGTGCGGCCAGTGGGATCGAACGGCTGCTGAAGGCGGCCAGACCAATCGCCCCCGTCGTGGACTCGTTCCTCGGCCCCGGTACGTTCGCTTCCGGGCAGGCGATCATTCGTACGCTGGATGAAAAACCATCGTTCGTTTCGATCCTCGGAGAGTTCGGGCTTACTCTACAGGACCTCAGCGACGCCAACGCGAATCAGCTAACGCGCACCATGCGCCGCGTGTACCTGGATCTGTACGGTAAATCAGGCAAGAGCGGCATCCTGTATCCAAATGCCTACAGCGACAACACGAAGAACACGAAGTTGTTGCTCTCCCCGGCGATGACTCTGCTGGGCGAGAGCACGCCCGAGACGTTCTACGAGGGTCTCAACGAGCATCACATCGCCGACGGCCTCATCCCCAGGTTCTCGATAATAGAGTACGATGGAGATCGGCCCCCGCGCAACCCGAATGCATTCACGCCACCGTCTGACACTCTAGTGCATCGGTTCGTCGACATCGTCGACACCGCCCTCCGAATGCAAAGTAACCAGACCTGGGTCGATATTCAGCTCGGCTCCGAAGCAGCGGCTCTACTGGCCTACTTCGATAGGGACTGCGATCACCACATTCGAGAGGAACAAAGCAACGGCATTCGGCAGTTGTGGAATCGCGCGCACCTGAAGGCCCTTCGCATCGCCGGCCTCCTTGCCGCGGCAGACCGCCCACATGAATATACGGTCAACGGTGAAGAGGCGCAATGGGCCATTGATCTTGTGGTGCGGGATGTTCTCACGCTGGCCGGGCGCTTCGAGTCCGGAGATATCGGCATCGGCGAAAGCAAGATGCAGGCCGACGTCGCGCGGGTACTCAAAGACTATGCAGATAAGCCCTTCGCAAAGCTATCATCCTACGGCGTCACCAAAGAGATGTACGAGAGGCGAGTGTTTCCTTACATATACGTGCGTAGGCGCTGCGGCAACCTGAGTGCGTTCCGGAACGACAAGCGCGGTGCTACACGAGCGTTGATGGACACACTGATGGATCTCGAGAGACAGGACCTGATTGTGAGAGTGCCAAAGCGTCAGGCACTCGAGGAATTTGGGACACGCGGTGATTGCTGGTATAACAGGTATTAAGGGTGAAGGCGTAATTCTGAAACCTGTATCTGTATGTGGCACAACAACTTGCAAGGCGCGCAGGTATGTGTTGTAGGGATAACACCCCCTATACACGGGTGGGGGTACGTCAAGAACGTGTCCATCACACAGTCTATATATACCCCCTTTATACCTTTATACTCTTTATACATTAAATAGGAAGTTACTGTGCCACAACGGAAATCAAGTTGAGTGAAAGTATAAGGAACGAGTTATACCCATTATAATCACCTAGAGGACAGGAGGAGCAACACGATGGCCGGTAAGGCAAGCAGAGATAAAGGGTATAGAGGAGAGCGGGAAGCCCTCGCGTTGCTACAGCCCATAGTGGATGAGGTTTGCGACGAACTGAATGAGGTACGCTTCGAGCTGCGTCGCGACCAACGGCAACGATTCGAGGCAAAGCACTACGACCTTGTGGGCATACCTTGGCTTGCGATTGAGGTTAAGCGCAGGGAGAATATCGGTCAGATCAATACATGGTGGAGGCAGACACTAGCGGCTACGCGAGAGGGACAGACTGCGGTATTGATGTACAGACCGAACAATACGGCATGGCAAGTACGCATGAGGGTACCGATTTTAGCGGGGGACACCCGGATACTTGCTACTGTCACAGTCGGTTTCGAAACTTTCAAGGTCTGGTTCAGGGAAAAACTCAAGAGTCATCTGCGCAAGTAAGAGCCTAATCGGTTTTGAAAATCCCGATTGAAAATCTCAATGAAAAATCCCAGGGCTGAAAATCGCGTGAAAATCACGTGTACGGCGCCGGCGCAGAGCCAGGAGTGTCGCAGTCGCTGGTTTCCCTTCTCGTCAGCCATCGCAGCCTCACACCCGATGCGTGTCCGCTAGATGTGTTGCTAGATGCGTCTCTTGCGGCGCCGCCCAGGATCGCCTCCTGCGGCAGGCTCTCGAATAAATTCCTCACGTTTTACTTCTTGTCTGTCGCACGTTGCTCCCGTTACCTTGGTATAGATGGATGGTACACGTTCACCGAGGTAAGGAGCCAAGATGAAACCCGCAGAAATCAGGAAGCTGGTCGAGCGCGACCTCGCCCTCCAGGATCTACCCTTGGTGGTCTTCCGCGAGCTCGCGTACCAAGCCGCCGACCGCGATGAGCTGGCGCGGATCAACGGTGTCCCCGTCCTGGATCTGATCGAGGTCCTCGACGCCATGTTCTACGAGCAGGCCAACTGATGCATCCCTTCCGCGAAACAGCAGAGCTACTACGCGCCTGCGCCCGTCTGGAGCGGGAGCGCGGTGGCAAGTGGTACAATCGGGAGCTCGTAGAGCGTCTCCAGAAGGAGGCGCGAGAGCTGGAGAGCCTCGCAAAGATCGATCAACACACCGCACTCACAAAGGAGCCATGATGACCCGTACCTACCAGATCCAGAGCGCAGACGGCACTATCCGGAAAGAGGGTGGTGAGGAGGTTCTGCGAGCCTACCACTCTTATCATCGTAGCTGCCGCGTCTGGTGGGGCGATCACTTCCGCGTTATGAAGCGGCGGAGCGACCCACAGACCTTGATGTTGAAGTGCAAGAACAGAGACTGCGAGCGACATGGTGAAACGCTCCATGTCTTCAGTGATCTCACCACCACCCCAAGGAGCCGATGATGCACTACACCATCCACTACGACCTCAGCAAGCCGACCGCGGCTCGTGAGGCCATCAACGACGCCATCCGTTACAATCGGGTCGGCGTCGAGGAGTTCCTCTGGATCATGCGCCGGTGGTATGTCTACCCCTGGCATCTCGCCTCCATCTTCCTTGCCTTCCGCGGGATCCAGGGCTTCCCCGCTCGGGCACTCTATGCTTACGTGCTCGAGAAGCCGTACGAGGAGGTGTTTCCGTGATCATGTGGCAGGGGCACCGCATCGAGGAGCTGGAGTCTGAGCCCATTCACGGGAACTTCTTCATGGACGAGGATCTCTGGATGGAGGCGGACGCCATTCTGATGAACCCAGCCGAGCCCATGTGGGCGCGGATCCGTGCGTTGAAATTGATCGACCGCATCTGCGGTGAGAAGGAGCCTATCTACAACGCGGATACGGTGATCAGGGTTTGTGCCGATCTGCGGGAGGAGCGAGGATGCTGACCGAACTGAAGAACGGAGCCACGCTGACGGGGTGCGTCAAAGAGGCCAATGGCAGCGGCTTCGTGGTGCTGGCACTCGCCGAGGGGCAGCTGGTCTGCTGGAGGGCGGACGAGGACGGGAACTGCTTTTGGGGCGAGTATGGAGAGGCGGCGTGGCCCTCGTTCATCGAGCGGGTCACGCGATACTGCGACATCAACATGAGGAGGGCTCGTGGCTGACAAGACGATCAAGGCGCGGGGATCTGCCAAGGCGTTCATAGCGTCGATCATCGAGGGCTGCGAGAGGCTCGAGAAGCTCGATCTGACCCGGGAGGAGGACAAACTGATCTGGAGGTATCTGCAGAAGGCGGACAAGACTGTCTGGAACGACTGCCTCGAGGTGATCGAGGAGAGGAGGGAAGAGCTCAAATGACTGTAGAAGAACGAGCCGCCTCCGGGCGGCTCTTCTTCTTCGGCGCCCGCCGCTAGCTCCCCATCTAGAGACGTCTCTAGCGACGCCCAGGATACTATCCCGAGGAGGACACCCATCGAGGAAACCCCTTGATGCGCACCTGCGGCTTTTAGTACCTTATATATGTGTACGTGGACCTACCCACCCTGAAGCTAAGGAGCCCTACCATGCCACTTACTCTGGCGCAAGCCAAATCCCTGCGACCTGGTGATACCCTGTATAGCATGATCCACACGGACTCTCGAGGGCAGCCGGCTTGCTGGCGTGTATCGGGGAAGCCGAAGGTCTGGAAGACTCGTCCAGATGAAGTACTCGTCCCTGTGAAGCACGGTCTCTACGAGCACGACCACCTGAGCGAGGATCAACTGGATCTCGTGACGCTGGACTACGACGAGGCCGCGATGAGTGCTCGCACCTACCGAGCGGCACTGGAGGCGCGTAAGCATGGCTCGTAACTTCACTAGCCCGGAGCTAGCCAAGCTACGTCGGAAGCAGGGCGGCACGTGGCATATCTTCTTCGTCGCAGAAGGCTTTGACGAGGTCTTCGATATGTACGTCGGCCGCAAGCATCCGAAAGAAGTAGCCATCGCACTCGTCAAATTCGAAGCCTCGAAGCAACTGAAGTGTAAGTTTGAGCATATCATCATCCAACGCGTGGAGGACCAGTCGTGACAAAGTGGCTGCTGTTCCGTTTGCTGGAACTCGTGGCGGCAGGCGCCGCTGTGTGGGCATGGCAGCACCTCGGGATCGGTGGCGGGACGCTCGGGATCGTCGTCTTCCTCTATATTGCCTACGAACTCCGATGAAGGGCTACGTGACGGTGGCGCTGATCGCCGCCTCGGGGAAGACGGTAGAAGAGCGTGTGTGTCCTGATCACATACCCCTTCGGGAGACAATCGGGGATCTTGTGCGCGAGGCTGCAGAACGTGCTGAGCCGCTAGAGATATGGTTGCTGCTACACGATCATGCTCCGGTGGCTGATGACGAGGGTTGCGACTGCGACACCTACCTGCGTGCTGAGCCTGCCCCTTACTGCACCTTTAATCACGAGGAGGCTCCCGCTTAAATTTCTCAGGAGAGCCCCCTTGTCCTGGGGTACCATAGTCGGTATACTATAGTGTACGATGTTACTCACCCGTGGCCAAGGAGCCAACACAATGAGCACCCAGGACACCAGCAGCATCCGCCAGCAGGTCCAGTCCACCCCCATCGAGGAGTTCGTCAAGGGCACCTCGAAGGCCGACCTCAAGGAGATGGCCGCCATCGTCAACGTCGGGGACGACATCGTCGCCAAGGGCACGAAGCAGGAGCTCGGCGAGGCCATCTACGCGAAGTTCCCGGCGCCTCCGGTGAAGCCGGAGATCCTCCGCCAGTCCAAGGTCAACCATCCGGTCGCCAAGGTCTGGCTCGGTGCCGAGAACATGGTCCGCGAGGCCGAGGCCGCGGGCAAGGACAAGCCGCGGCGCAGCGTGGTCTGCGACACCCTCGTGCAGAACGGGATCGCCTACCACACCGCCCGGACGCAGTATCAGGCGTGGTACAAGGCGACCGACGGCGGGCGGGTGCCCCTGACGCAGCTCACGGGGCTGCCGAAGAGCGTCCGTGAGGCGCTCGACGAGCTGGCGGAAGCGAACGGCTGACCCGCTAGGATCCCTTGGTTGGGGGATCGGTCCCCCCGGCTCCGGCCGGGGGGATCTTTTTGCGCCGGATGAAAAATCCAGATGCGTTCCGCTAGCGGCTTCATTGTCCGCATCTTGCTACGCAGTAAGATGAAAAATCCGATGAAAAATCCTAGATGCCCGCAGCATGATCCGCTAGCGACTCAGCTAGCGGCGGGACCACCCGGGTAGGAGCTAGCGACTCGACGCCGAGGCCGGCAGCTAGCGCCGCCGCTAGAGACGTATCTTGCTGCTCGCGCAGTTGCTCCCAGGCGCTAGCGATTCCTCCTGCGACATCTCACGAGGAAATCTTGAACTCTTTTCTCTAGCGATTTCGCAGAATACCTATTGTGCCCCACCCCTGCTACCTATACCTTTATGTATGTACACGTACACACACCCACACGGGGGGCAGCAGCCCAAAGGAGCCAAAACCATGTCAAACCCCAGCCTCTACCCCCACCAGCAGTACCTGCGGCAGCGCCTCCTCGAAGCGGGGGTCGACCTCGAGCATCCGTTCGTGGCGCCACTCCTTGCCGCACTCGGGGAGTATGAGCACGGCTCGGCCGACGTCGTCGATATCGGAGCTGGTTTCGGCGTCGAGGTCGACATCAGGCAGTATGCAGCAGTCCTCGAGGACGCAATTCTCACGGTTCTGTTCTCGTAGCCACCGCAAACCTCAAGGAGCCAAGCAAATGATCATTCTCCCAAAGCAGGTCGGTAAGCAGGTGCAGGAGTTCATCTCGTGGATCGTCTACGCGGAGCTCCTCAAGGAGCAGATCCAGGGTGGTGTCGCACGGGGTCTGTATCCGCAGTCAGTCGCCGACTTCGTCTTCCGTTCCATCGACGCACGCACAGCCGCCCTCGGGCAGCAGGAGATCGACTAATGGACGCCAAGCAGATGGAGCAGTTCCGAATCGAGCTCAAAGCCAACCTCGAAGCAATCGCAGACGGCACAGCCAGAAGCGACTTCACTATCGATGACGCTATCGACGCTGCCATGAGCGACTCCGAGTTCGCAGGTCTGGACGCACTCTTCGATCTCGAAGCAGAACTCAGGAAGCTGGATCTGGTCCAGATCGGCCACTTCTTCCTAAGCTGGATCGGGGAAGCTAATCACAGCAGCTGGGATCCGTACGAGCGCGAGGATCTGGTCAAGTTCAACTTCGTCCTCGAGGATATACTTCAGAATCTGAAGTTTACGCCGATCGAGGATCTTCGCGGTGGCTTCACCTTCGACGGCATCATCGGGTGGGATGAGCAGGGCCGCAGGTACGAGATCGGGAAGTAACATCAACCGCAGTAGCAAAAGGAGCCAATCATGAGCGCGATATCGAAGCAGGACGTGCAGAGCAGATACACCAACCTGAGCCAGTGGCTGATGTGGATGCCTGCGATCGTGAGGATGCTCGACAGGACGACGATGCCCACGAGTGTGAAGGGCGAGCTCGAGGTGGCGATACAGATCCATGGCGACAACCTGCTGGATATGTACCGGGATGACATGGAAGAGTATTACACCAGCGCCATGGATGAGGACCAGGACCTGAAATATGGCGACGCTTTCGAGGTAATGATGCGAGTCAGAGGCGTGCCTGGTGAGTACCAGTCCGACTGTGCTGTACAGATGTTGAAGGTGCTGAACAACTACGCGACTAAGCCTGCTCCGTAGAGGACAAGGATCGGCGCCCTACTCGGGCGCCTTTCCTCTGTGAGGCTGGGCGCTAGCTCCGCAGCTAGCTGATCAGCTAGCGACTTGATCTGTGTGTGTGTCGATGAAAAATCCTTAAGATACGGAGCTAGCGGCTGCTGCTGAAAAATCGCAAGGCGGCGGGAGCATGAGCCGAGGATGAAAAATCCGCATGCGGCGGATCCTGCGGCTGAAAAATCCGAAGGATGAAAAATCCGAGGATGAAAAATCGCCCTGCGACGGCGGCTGCGGCTGCGGGCTGCTGTGTCGAAACGACACACTGGATATGCGGCGGATACATGGATCTGCGACAGATACATGGATACAGCGCAGATACACTGGATACACGGTGGATACATGGATACGGCGTAGATACATGGCGCCAGAAGTGGACACCTGATGTACTACTTGAGTACCCTAAAGTGGACACTGCTGCTGGCGCCTGGAGTGGACACCTGCGGTAACTACTGTACACTGGAGTGGACACCTGTAGTGGCGGTACCACGTTGCTACAAACGTACAACACTTGTGGTACTACTGTTACAGAGCCAAGTATTGGACCACAACCAAACCACTATATATGGATACACCTATGTGATGTAGTTACATACACTTACGGGTACGTACCCCCACATACGGGGTTGTGGTACGGTACTTGTAGTATGTACGGGTACCTAACCCACCCAACCCCCAACCAAGGGTAACACCAATGGGTAACACCACCACCAAACGGGGTACCAAGGGTACCCCCAAGGGTACCAAGGGTACAGGTACCCCAACCCCACCCGTGGGGTTTACGTTTGTACCCCCAACCCCCACCACCCCAGTAAACCGTAAGGGTACCAGTACGGTACCCCACCCAGTTAGTATGGTTTGGGTGTGGTGTGGTAACCTTACGTTGGGTAACAACAACGTGGTACCCCCAACCAGGGTGTTGTACCACCACTGTATTACCAATGGGGTTACCTTTTACACCACCCGTACCCAGGTGTACAAGTACCGTAGTTGGGTTAAGGGTGGGTGTAACCCCACCCAACTACCCAAGGGTGTTAAACTACCCCCAGGGTTTGTACCCCCTACCCTGTAGGTAGGGTGTAACCCAACCCCCACCTGGTACATAGGGTTAGGTTACCAGGTGGGGGTTGGGTATTTATACATACCCCCACATAGGGGTATCCCGATAATTATATGTCTTTGTAACCTGCGAATTGTCCACCGCCGCGTGTCTCCTCTGATTCCAGTATTTCACTTCTACTCCTTTATCTTCATTTCACTTCACTTCCGACCCTGTTGACAATCACCCGACGACTTCGGTATACTATACTACCCACACTTGAACGGGTTCACTTCATGCGCACGGTTATCGGTTCCATCCTGGCTTCTGTCGGTACCTTCACCATCATTATGTGTGCTGCGTATGCCGTCGTCGTCCATCCCGAGTGGACGCAGAGCCAGGCGCTACGAAACATGCTCATACCCTACTGCGCAGGGCTGGTGCTTGCGGTCCTGGGCGGTTGGATGATAACAGACAAATGAACCATGTGGGCATCCGTGAGTGGTGCCCTCGGGAGGTAGCAGGAGACGCGTGAACCGTGCGCAAACGAGTAACGTGAAACCTGCTACCTCCCAACCATCTAAGGAGCCACAATGTCAAGAGCGACGCAGAGACGTAAACTCCGTCCACACATCAGTGTACCCAAGCGCATACGGGCGCGCCGTAAGCGCCGTATCAAGGCGACATTCGGCCTGAATCGCCGCGACGCCGGACGTTTCGGCGCCGGCCATGCCACACCCCCGAGGGGGTACGAACGGCTGATGTACATGGCGAAGGTTGTGGCGCCGTGAGCAAGGCTGCACTCGCGCTGAAGGAGTGGGCGGCGCGCAAGGGAGAGCTGTTGGAACTGCGGCAGGCCGAGTGGCTGGTACAGAACCCGTGGATCTTACGGGACGACGAACGCCAGGTAGTCGAGGAGGCCCTGCGCATCGAAGCTGCCGAGAAGAACGACCGATGAGAGATCCCGATATGGTCGGCCCTGCGGCACGAGCCTGGAAGGCGCGCATCAACAGAGCGGACATTACGAACCCTGCGCACGAAGCGACCGTGCTCGGTTGGCTCATCAACGGTCCGGGATTCCATCCTTTCTGGAGCTGGTGGCTGCTGACAGTAATCAGTCTGCGTGATATTCCGGGAGTCCCTCCGGCAAAGAAGCAGTACGCGCTGGCCGAGTGGGAGCTGATGATCCTTTCATTGAATCCTGAGTTCCCTCCTCCAGATCCAGACACTCTTGGAGGTATGCACCATCTGACTCCGCCCGATCTGGTCTATCAGTTTCATGGGGTCGGCGAGGATCGCGTACACCAACTGGCGCACGTCGCTATCGATGCAATCTGTAAGGGTGAGATGTCACCCGATCAGGATTATCGTACGGCGTGGAAGATGTTCCTGGACGACGAAGTATCTCGATGAAAACCTGACTCCTTGACAGTCAGCACGGTTCTGCTTTACCCTCTATAAGAGTCCCCCTCTTTCCGGGAGCAGAACTGTGAACGCCCGAATGCAGCTCTTTGCTGATGAGTGGCTTACCGGTGCGCATACCGGGAAGCGATTCAACGGCGTCAAGGCATACGAGTACGCCGGCTACAAGCTCGACGTCGTCAATCCCTCCGCCAACCCGTCGAAGCTCTTGCGTCACCCCGACGTGGCGGAGTACATCCGCAAGCGGATGGACGAGTACGCCATGTCCGCGGAAGAGGTGCTCCTCCGGTTCACAGCCATCGCTCGATCCGAGGTTGGTGACGTTGTCAAGATCGGCCCCAACGGACATCTGATGATCGACCCCGAGGCTGTGCTTGAGAACAAGGAGTTCATCAAGAGCTTCGGGTTCGACAGCAACGGCAATCCGAAGGTCGAGTTCCACGATGCGCTAGCGGCGCTTCGAGATATCGCTCGGATCAAGGGTCAGTTCAAGGACGGCCTCGAACTGAGTGGTGCGGGGGGCGCTCCCGTGACGATGCAGGTCGTCTTCGTGGACGCGCAGACCGGACAGAACATCGAGATCGAGGGCCAGGAGAAGCCAGAAGTAGAGCCGGAGGACTTCAGCGAGTTCGACGAAGCCTAAATGAGGACACTCCAGGCGCAGTTCCCCACAGTGTTTCGGGAGATATTCATCCCGAGGCGCTATAAGGTCTACTACGGAGGCCGAGGGGCTGCTCGTTCCTGGAGTTTCGCGCGGGCTCTGCTCATCATGGGCTCACAGCGGCAAATGCGCATTCTGTGTTGCCGTGAGTTCCAGAAATCCATCGCCGACTCCGTCCACAAGCTGCTGAGCGACCAAATCGGGTTGCTCGAGCTCCCTGGCTGGCGAATCAACAAGACCGAGATCATCCATGTGGGTACCGGCACGGTCTTCCTTTTCGAGGGCCTGCGGTACAACACGAACAGAATCAAGTCCCTCGAGGGCATTGATATCTGCTGGGTGGAAGAGGCCGAGTCTGTATCCAAGGATTCGTGGGAGATCCTGATTCCTACGATCCGTAAGGCCGGATCGGAGATTTGGATTTCCTTCAACCCCGATCTGGAGGACGACCCGACATACCAGCGGTTCGTCGTGCATAATCCGCCACGAGCGGTCGTGCGTAAGGTCGGGTGGGAAGACAATCCTTGGTTCCCTGAAGAGCTGCGCGAGGAAAAGGACTACCTCTATGCCGTTGATCCGGAAGCGGCGGAGCATGTGTGGGGTGGAGAGCCGCGCAAGTCGTCACAGGCACAGATCCTCCGAGGCAAGTGGCGCGTCGAGGCGTTCGAACCAGAGTCACATTGGATCGGTCCGCTCTACGGCGCTGACTTTGGGTTCGGTGACGACCCGACGGCACTCGTTGAATGCTATGTGGCGAAGGATCCGGGCGCGCCAAAGGTGTCGCAGGGGAGGTTGATGATTCGCCGGGAGTCCTGGAAGCTACATCTTGATATTCACAAGATGCGCAAGCGGTGGGTCGAGGACATCCAGAACAGACAGCTCTCCAAGTATGTAATTCGGGCAGACTCTTCGCGTCCTGAGACCATCAGTTACCTGCGCCAGCATGGTCTACATCGTATGCGTGGCGTCTTCAAATGGCCGAAGTCTGTCGAAGACGGAATTGCGTACCTTCGGCAGTACGAGGAGATCATCATTCACCCGGCGTGCAAGAAGTGGAAGGAAGAGGCACGCCTGTACTCCTACGAAGTTGACCCCAAGACGCAAGAAGTGTTGGCGAAGGTCAAAGACAAGCACAATCACCTCATTGACGCGACTCGTTACGCACTAGCTCCGATGATTCGTGCGCGGCGTAGTGCGGGTCAGTCCTACCGCGGGCACAGCTACCGAAATGCCTCCTAAGAGATTTGCCACAGCGCCGTTCAACGACTGGAAGTACGAGGACGTGGTCCGCGAGGTCGACAACAGCTACGTCAAGGCGGACTTTCAGATCCGGCAGGACTACGCACAGGACCATGACCACTTCCGTACAGGCAAGGAATGGGTCGGTCCTGGGGAAGCCACTACCAACAGCAAGATCGACCAGCAGTTCGCACCCGAGGACGCGATTGGGGAGGTGATATCCAACGTAGGTAACGCGTTCGGGGAACCACAGTTGGGTATGGCGTTGTTAAAAGAACCGCCAGCCCAGGGGGAGATTTCGGCCGAACTCAAAGCCCGTATGGCCGAGGGCTTGTCCCTACTTTCCCAGTGGTGGGATGACCGTAAGCTGCAGGAGAAGATCATCGGCCTCCAGCGCACAGCAGCCTGGGCAGGCAAGGCTGGACTGCGTCTCTGGATTCCTGGACGGTTTCTTCGGGTCAACGACGGCAACAGTGTCACCATCAAGAACACTTCGGACTTCGCTGAGGCCCTATCCTACATTCACGTCGCGACTCCTCTCATGGACGTGGCGACCATCATCGTCGACCCTGCCACGCAGGATCGATGTGCGGTCTTCATGGACTCGGAGGTGGAGTGGGACAGCCAGGGCAACAAGAACGAGTCGAAGCGCGCCGAGATCATCTACCTGGACCCGGAACGCGACTCTGACCGAGATACCGATACGATCCTGCGCATTGTCTATTCGGGGGAAGAGAAACAACCTCTCAAAGCCACTCTGAAGCTTCAAGGGAACCTGCTGTTCAGCGAGATGGCCGTGGAGTCGCTACTCACCGACCCCGTCATTCGTACCCAGCGCCAGTTGAATCTGTTGACCACACTGGTCACCCGTATTGCCGAAACTGCGGCCTTCCGGGAGCGGTACACGATGAACGCGAAGCCCCAGGGCTCGCGCATTCCGTACGACGACGGAGACACGATCCCGGACGGCTCGTTGCTAGAACGTGACGAAGAAGGACGCCAGTGGCTCGTGACTCCAGAGGCCAGAACACTCGGTGCGAGCGTCACGACGGAGCTGGTCGGTCTGGCGAAGTACGACAACAACGGAGACGCGAAGGGCGTCGAGACCCCGCAGGTGATGGTTGTCGACCCCGTAGACCCTGCTCCCTACATCGAGGCTGCTAGCAAGACCCGCGGCAGAATCCTCCGGATGTGTGGGCAGGGTCACCTTGCCGGTGATTCAAACGCCGAAGCTAGCGGCATTGCGTACGAGCAGGCCCGGGCGGTGTTCGAGAAGGACCTGAACCGCCGACGCATTCCTGAAGAGGGGATGCTTCGGGAGCTGCTGACCGCGGTGCTGGCGATGGCAGAGCTGATTACAAATAAGCCGGGATACTTCACCAGTCAATTCCGGGTTACTGTCGATCAGCACTTCAACGCTGGCCCGCGGTCACCCGATCTGGTTCGCCTGGACCTCGAGAGCTACGACGCCTCGGGTATGGCGATCGAAACGTTGATGACTCGCCTGGGTGTGGAAGACATCGACGCCGAGATGGAACGCATCCACAAGTCGGCCGAGTTCATCCTGGATGTGCTTGACAAGACGTCGAAGCTCAGTCTCACAGAAGAAAGTCTGTCGACACTACTCCAGAAGTTGGGTGTACCGCAGGAGATCATCGACAGCCTCGAGAAAGAGCCTCCTCCTGAGCCGGTCGTTCCGACGGGCGGCGAGACTCCACCGAACATTCCGCCACAACCGTGAAGCATTGCGGTGAGGGCTTGATTGAGGTTATAGTTGTCTATGAGGAGCCGGGGGACGCCTCCGGTCTTGCCGCTCACAGAACGCTGGATGCCAGCGTCAACCTGTCAAGGTGACAGCCATGCCCGAGATTTCGGAGTCGGAACTGAGGTCCTTCGTGCGGTACCAGAGCCTCGGGAGCCCCGAGGAGATCACCTCGAAGATCAAGGGGTTGGAGAAGGACAACCATGATCAGAGGGAGTCGATCCGAGCGCTGAAGGAGAAGCAGGTTCCGGACGGTCAGGTGGTCGTGTCGAAGGCGGACGCCGATCGGCTCAAGCAGTACATGGAGATGGGGAAGCCGGACGAGATCAAGGGCAAGCTCGAGAAGGGTGAGGAAGCCGGCCAGCGCCTCATCAGGCTCGAGAGAAGTGCCGCCGCTTCGAAGTTCGTAGCGGCAGTCGGGCTTGCCGCGGAGGCCGCGGACACGCTCGCCGCCCTCCCTTCGCTCACCGGAGCGGAGTTCGAGGTGCGTACCGAGAAGGTGAAGAACGACCAGGGTCAGGAAGTGGACGCGAACGTCGGGTACATCGTCCTGACCGACGCGAAGGGGACCAAGGAGGCGCTGAAGATGGACGCGGCGTCGGTACGGTTCCCGGAGCTGAAGGGCCTGCGGATGGCTTCGAAGGACGAGAAGTCGGGCGTCGGTTTCGTTCCGCAGGGTAGCGACAAGGGTGGTCCGCCGCCCGATGGCAGCGTCTACGATCGGATTCGCAACCAGCGCAAGGCCGAGGCGGATGCCGCCAAGGCGAAGCGCGAGGCAACCACCGTGGACAGGAGTCTCGAAAGCCGTCTTGGGATGACCAAGGCGAGCTGAACGTCAACCAGGAGGCAGTCAAATGTCGCCAATGAGCGTCACTGACCTGACCACGGCGGGCGAGGTCCATCCGAACCCGTTCCTCGGTCCGGTCAACCACACGGTCGGCGTCCTCGTGGACGTGTCCACGCTGACGACCGACGAAGTGGACGACTACGGGTACATCAAGCCCGGGGTTCTGATTCAGCAGAACGGTGACGCGATCACCGCCGCTGCTCAGGTCGCCTACGGGGCAGTCGTCGAACCGGTCAAGGTCGCACCGGCCGGTTCTGACAACACCGCACTCGCAGCCATCACGACAGACGTCGAAGTTGCTGTCGGCCTGTGGGTGCTGCTGAACAGAGACGTGCTCGAGGACATCCTCGGACGTGCTCTGGACGCGAACGAGCTGGCCGCGGTGGACCTCGCGGGTTCACACGTCGCGATCACGTCCACCTGATGAGATGCCGGTAGCCTAGCTACCTCGAACATCAACTTCCACCGGAGAAGCGGCAATGCCGGACTTCACTTGGATGGCCGCGGCCGAGGAGCTGACGCCGGCAGCTCTGACCGTCCGCGCACAGACGGTCGACCCGACGGATCAGGGTCGGCTTCTGTGGGACATCTTCATGCCACGGCGCAATGTGGACATGACGAAGCTGTCGTCGCTCACGACCCAGGATGTGCGGATCGTGACCGACCGGCGTGAGTGGAACACCAGGGGTCGTTTGATCAACCTCGTGACGCCCCCGACCCGAGAGCTCGAGTGGATCCCGATCGAGGGATACTTCAAGCTCGAGGAGAAGGAGATCAACGACCTCCTGAACGAGGTCCGGGGTAACCAGGCCCTCTTCCGCAACATCATCGCGGCCCGTATCCCGGACCGCACGGACATGCTGGCGATCGCGAATTACCGCCGGCTCGAGCTGGACGTGATGTCCGCCTGGGCGAACGGGACCATCACGTACATGAACCCGCAGACGGGACTCACCACGACCGTCGACTACGGGTTCGATGCCACTCGGTACCAGACGGCGGCGACCGCCTGGGACGATGCGGGACTCAACGCCTACGACGAGTTCCTGGCCTGGCTCCAGGACGCCTTCGCGGCGTGCGGGCCGCAGGCCGGTGCGATGATGCGCCTCTCCACGAGGAACGTCATCGTCGCCGATGCGCCGAACCCCATGGCTGGCGCCATCGCCGGCCTGACGCCGACCGTGACTCAGGTCGAGCAGCGCATCCAGGACGAGCTGGGTCGCCCGTTCCGGTTCTTCATCAACGAGAACACCGTCGAGCCGTATACCGACGGTGGGATCGCGCGGTCGTCCGTGAACGTGTGGCCGGAGCAGATGGTCGCCGCGGTGCCTGCCGGCAACGTCGTGGGGTCCACGGCGTTCGCTCCGGTCGTTCGTGCGTGGGACCTCAGCTCGCAGGTGCCGCAGGCCGGCATCGACGTGCGTGGGATCACGATCTACCATGAGATCGGGAACGGCGGCCGTGAGCTGACCGTCGAGGGTCAGTTCAACCCCATGCCCGATCCGAACGAGCAGGTGCTGTTCGTCATCGACGCCGGCGTGTAAGCGGCGTTCTTCATCGACTCTCTCAGCGATCCCCCCGCCCGGGCTGATTCGGGCGGGGGGTAAGAAGGAGCAGAAGTATGGCCAAGAAGCAACCGCCGAAGATTCTTCGCGCGGTACACGCAAGCCGGAGGCTATTCAAGCCCGGCCAGGAAGAGGATCTCGACAAGATCCTGTCACAGGACCAGGTCGATCACCTCACGGCGCGCAACGCCATCGAGGGAGAATGGAGTGGCAAGGGGGACGGGGGCATGAAGATGCTGCCGTCGGACCACGCTACACCGCTCCCGACCGGATTCCCCGGACGTATCGACCTCCTACGGGCCGGATACGACACGATCGAGAAGGTGACCGCCGCTGGTGAGTCACTGCTCGAGGTCAAGGGGATCGGGGAACCCACCTTCGAGAAGATCATGGACGCCCTCGAAGGTGAGGAAGAGGAAGAGGAGTAACCCATGGCGATCACACCCGCGGATCTGCTTTCTCCGGTCGGCCCGATCGAACCGGAGTTGTTCGAGGGTGAAGACGTCGAGGGTGACAATCCTCCGAACACGATCCTGGAGGATCGGCTCCAGGAGTACATCGATCAGGCCGAGGCGAAGAACACTCCTATCGGCTTTTCCGATCAAGACGCTGCGGACAAGGCGTGGGCGCTACATCTAGCCTTTTCTGCGGCATATATGGTGGCCGTGGCGCGACCGTCAATCGACAACGCGCAGGTAGCGGTCATCGGTAGTCAGTCGTACTCGAAGGATCAACGCGATGCCTTGCTCGACAAGGCGAACGAGTATTTCGACGAGTATCGGGCTCTTCTTGCCGCAGTGCCCACAACGGCGGCGCCCGTTGGTATCCCGTCGCGAACAACCTCTCTCGATTTCGACTACTGAAGGAGACGACCATGGCGAAGAAGGTCGACTACGCTGCACTCACATCCAAGCAGGCGAAGGAGTCCGCCATCGCCGAGGCCAAGAGCGACGAGGCGCTGGAGGAGATGTGGGCGGTGTGGGAGAAGCAGGGTATGAGCAGGCAGGGTATGCTCTATGCCATGCTGCTCGAGAAGAAGAAGGACCTCGGTGTTTCCCTGACAGACGAGCAGAAGGCGCTGATTCAGCTCGCCGATGCCCGCTGGAAGGCGGCCAAGAACCTGCCCCCCATTCGGGGCTCTTTCCGGAGGTAACGCAGCATGGCACTCGAAATCTCTGGTGCGCTCCGGGATGTCCTTGCCACGGCGACGGACATCTTCAACAACGGGGTGCTCGAGATCCGGACGGGAGCGGCTCCGGGCGCGAACGCGGCCGATGCGGGTACGCTTCTGGCTTCGATCACCCTCCCAGCGGACTGCTTCACGGGTCCGTCGAGCGGCAACGGTCAGCTCTCGCTGAACGGTACGTGGCAGGACGCTTCGGCCGACGCTGCCGGCACCGCGGCGCACTTCCGTATCAAGCAGTCCGGCGATACGGGTGGTGCGACTGGTACGACGGACGAGCGGATCGAGGGATCGGTCACGGCCACCAGCGGTGGTGGCGATCTCGAGCTGGACAACACCAGCATCGCAGCTGGTCAGCAGGTCACGATCAGTACGGCAACGGTGACGATGCCTGCAAGCTGACGTCTGTGAGGGCCGTGGGTTCTCTCACGGCCCTCGCTCTACTGTACGGAGATGGGAGCATGCCTGATCTTCTGGTGCAATACCTCGATATGGCCCTCCCGCTCGTCGCTGCCATGCTGACTGTACCGCTCATGGACTGGCTGAAGAAGGTGCAGACCTGGGTCGGCAGGCTATCACCAACGAAGCAGCGGTTTGTGGCTGCGACGATCGCTTTTGTGATCACAGTCATCGGTGAGAAGCTGAATGTTATGCTTCCCACCGACCTACAACTGATCACACCGGACAAGATGGAAGCGGCAGCCTCGGCCGCAATGGCTTTTGCCATCCATGCGGCTCAGAAGGCGAAGTCTGTGACGCCAAATGAGCCAGAGTAGTACATTCCAGTATCGGCGCTTGTTGCGAGCCGAAGTCGCCGAGCTATTCCGCGAGTACCGTCAATGTGGATCCGCGCACGCCAGAGAGAGGTTGATACTCGGGCACGTTCGGCTGGCGATGTGGGTGGTCCGCTGCATGGATGCCAGGGTCGACCTGCGGGTGCAGGAGCTGGACGACGCTCGCGCCGATGCGATGGTCGGCGTCGTGGAGGCGGTTGACGCGTACGACCCTGCTAGGGGCGGGTTCCCCGGATTCGCGTCGACCGTGATATGGCGGCGCGTCGTCGACGGGTATCGAGCGCGCCGAATGTTGCCTGCCATGAGCCTTGAGAGCGCCGTCTCGAGCGAGGTCGGGCTGCAACTGCACGAGGTTCTTGGCGATCCCTCCCCGTCTCCCCTGGATGAAGTTGTCCGTGCAGACGAGGCCGCGCATGTGCAGTTTGCGTTGACCGTGCTGCCCGAGCGCGAGCGGGGGCTGGTTTGGGGTCGGTACGCTGAGGAGCGAACCGCGGCCGATGTGTCCCGGGACTACGGGCTGACCGCCAGTGGCGCGTCCACCGTGTCTCTGAAGGCGCTCGACAAGCTACGCCGCCACTATGGCGTGACCGTCTCCGTCGTACCCACTCCGAGACGCCGCCGGCCGGTTGATGGGAGACGCAACGCACGGCGCAAGATCGACGAGGAGCACGTCCGCATGATCCATCGTCGGCTACTGTCCGGTGAGGAGACGCAGAAGGAGATCGCTGCCAGCATTGGGCTGTCCGAAGGCCAGCTATCGCTGATTAAGACAGGCAAGCGGTGGCGCCATGTATTCGAGGAATTTCACTGTAAGGAGGCGTCATGAAGAGATTGTTGCTGGCGATGGTGGCCGCGCTGGTGTTGGCGGTCCCGGCCGCCGGGCAGACTGCTACCGATACCGTGACGATCACGATCGAGGGCAATCTGGTGGCCGTCACGCTCGACGTGCTGTCGAATGGCCCGTACCACGTCGGCGACACGGTGCAGGTCGTCGCGCACCCGCAGGACTCGGCTGGCGATCCCGTCAGCGCGATCCTGACCTGGGGCGCATCGGACACGACTGCGGTATTGATCGAGCCGGACGCGCTGGGCGCGAAGCTGATCCTGCTGAAGAAGACCGTGGGTCAGGGCGGTGGCGACGTCCAGATATGGGTGGTCGCGCAGCAGGTGAATCAGGTCGTTAGCGGCTGGTTTCCAGATTCGCATCCTGGGGAGATAATCTGGCAGTTCCCGGTGGGGCTGACCTCAATCAACGAATCGGCGACGATCTGCACGTACTGGCTGTACAACGGGTACGTCGTGCAGCAGACGGACGGCTCGACCGCAGGCGCGTGCCCGTTTGAGTTCCTGCCGATCCCAATCGAGCAGCGAGCGTCGCTGCCCGTGCAACCGCGGCTGCTACGCAAGGGCACGATCCAAGTCACGGCGCTGTTCCACAAGGTGTAAGCCATGACTCAGTACGGCAGACCGATCAGTGATGTCACGACGACCAACTGGTCGCCGTCGACTGGTACTGATCTATTTGCTGTACTTGACGAAGCATCTTACGACGACGGCGACTATGCAGTTGCTGCTGCGAACTCTGTTGCCACCCTCGAGGTCGCACTCACCTCCTCGCTGAACGACCCTGGATCTGGTACGCATATCGTTCGCATTCGGCTCAAAGTCAATGCAACGAACAAGGCGCTTGCCGGAACGTGGGAGCTATACCAAGGCTCTACGCAAATCTTTTCCGAATCGATCAGTAACAGCACTCTTACAACATCGTTCGCAGAGTATACGCATACTCTGTCTGCTGGCGAGATTGCTGCTATCTCCGATTGGACGGACTTGCGTATTCGTGTGTCGCAAACATCTGCAACGGCAGGCAACTACCTCACTACCTCCTGGGCTGAGCTTGAGATCCCCGATGGCACGGCCGGTCCTATCTCTGGCGACATCGTTGCTACCTTGCCGGCGCTCACAATGGCGTCCGCGGGTACCGTCGATGTAGTTGGCGATACAGCAGTTGCGTTGCCTGCACTCACAATGGCGAGCACAGGAGTCCTCCCCATTGTGGGTACTCTGGCGCTTACGCTTGCAGCGCTGACGAGTTCTATTGCCGGCAGCACGATTATACCTCTTGCGGACGTCGTTGACGACTTCGAAGATGGTTCAATTGGCTGGCAGTGGACGGTTGATGATGCGCTGGGCGGTGGGCTCAAGAGTGGCGCGTCAGTTGTAGAGCAGAACGGGCGGGTCGAGATGAGCCCAGGAGACACCACGGCTGTCTCCTACCCGCGTTTGATTTCGAAGTGTCTCTACGACGCGACAGGCAGCGAGATTGTCTGGCGGATGGACGTGTCGGACTTCGCGGTCGATCCCGACTGCTCCTCACTGCTTGAGATCAAGGGCGACGACGGTTACCAGATCCAGTGGAGCTACAGCGACGGTGTTCTGAACGTTCTCCGTCGGATTAATGGATCATGGGACAATCCATGGTACACGACCTATAGCGCCACGGACCACGCTTGGCTTCGTATCCGTGAAAGCAGTGGTACGATTTATCTTGATACAGCACCCGATGATGGAAGCGGCAATCCCGGTTCGTGGACGAATCGGTATAATTACGCAACTTCAAATCTTGTTGGAATAGAGAGTGTTGACATCCACATCGTTGCCACGCAGGATGCTCTAATCTCGGGCGGTGTAGGTACGACGTACTTCCTAGCCGTCAACACGACAGCAGCGACAGCACTCGCCGGCGATCTTGCTGCTACGCTGCCTGCACTAACATCGAGTCTCGCCGGTGCTGTACAGAATGATGGATCTCTTGCGGTTACCTTGCCTTCACTGACAAGCAGCAGTGCTGGTACTGTCGGCTATGATCTCCTCGAAAATCTGGTGGATGACTTCGAGGATGGCACGATCGATTCCGCGCTGTGGTCGTCTGGCGACGCAATCAACGGCACGCTCGTGGCTGGGGCGTCGATAGTCGAGCAGAACGGGCAGCTTGAGATCAGCCCCGGAGACACGACGGCAACCTCGTATCCGTGGGTATACTCGAATGATCAGTTCGACCTCGTGGGGAGTGAGGTCGTCGTCCGACTGGACGTGTCTGACTTTTCGACCGATCCAGACTCCACCGCGTTGATCGAGGCGAGGGCTGATACCGGGTATCAGCTTCAGTTCGCGTTCAACAACGGGAACTTGGAGGTGAACACGCGGATCAGCGGGTCGTGGAGCAACCCGTGGTACACGACCTATAGCGCGACGAACCACGCATGGCTGAGAATCCGTGAGTCCGGTGGCACGATCTATTGCGACACCGCCCCGGATGATGGGAGTGGCAATCCCGGCTCGTGGACGAACAGGTACAACTACGCGACGAGCAATCTCGTCGGGGCCGACAGCATCGAGTTCCGTATGATGTGTATCCAGACGGCGCTCATCAGCGGAGGCGTGGGAACCGCGTACTTCCTGGCTGTCAACACGACGGCCGCAGCAGCAGAAATCACCGGAGGACTTACTGCCGATCTGCCTGCACTTACACTAGCTTTTGCAGGAGCCTTACTTGTAGATGGAGACGCGGCTCTTACACTTCCGGCGCTAACAGCGTCGATCGCAGGTACAGTTGATATAGATGGTGACCTTGGCGTTACACTTCCAGCTCTACTTGCTAGTGGTACCGGAGTCGTTACTTCTGGTATTATAGGCACCTCCGCGATAGTTCTTCCGGCACTCGCTGTATCTGCTGATGGTGCTGTTCTTGTTGAAGGTGTTACCGACCTCACATTGCCCACACTTGGGCTTGCTGCGGTCGGTGAAGTCTTAGCGGTTGGATCGACAGCCCTTACGCTACCGACGCTTACGTTCGCGTCGGCTGGCGAGGCTTTAGTCGCGGGCGATGCCACGATCGTACTGCCCGCCTTGACAGCAAGTGCCGCTGCCACTGTGGACATTGACGGTACGGCTACCCTTGTACTGCCGATGTTGACGGCGACTTTAAGCTCGTCCAGTGTTGCTGTCGGTACAGCCGACATCACACTCCCGGCGCTTACCGTTAGCACCGCAGGTGTTGTCCAGGTATCCGGTGATACGGCTCTTACGTTACCCACCCTGTCCCTGTCCGCCAACGGAAATACGCCCGTAGCCGGTGCTGGCAACGTGCTTCTCCCGGCGCTCACAGGGACATTCGCCGGGACCGCTCCGATCGCTGGTGATATCGGTGTTGCCCTCCCTGTACTCACCTTTGCCGCTACCGGTGCTAGCACGGGCGGTGCCGAAGCTTTCGGCCAGCTCGCAGTTACTCTGCCCGCACTGACGATTACGAGTGCCGGTGTTCTACCCGAGGTTGGCACAGCCGATCTGGTACTACCTGCCCTCGGTGCCACCCTGAGTGGTGCCGTACTTGTTGCCGGTTCTACAACTCTGGTGCTGCCAGCACTGACAGCGCACCTCAGTTCCGAAACAGCTATTCAGGGAAGCTTCGATATCACGCTGCCGGCGCTGGTATCTTCGGCTTCTGGAATCGGCACATATCGCGGCAATATCGTTATTGCGCTTCCGGCGTTGACGATTGACGCCGCGGGATACACCACGACACGCGGTGACCTCGTTGCTGTATTGCCGGCACTCACTGCCGACTTCGGGGCACGCCAGCGCATCGGTGTTGTTCTGCCAGCTCTCGTTGCGAGCGCCGCCGGAACCGTCTATATTGAGGGTACGGCGTCCCTGTCCTTGCCGATGTTGACCTTGGAGTCGACAGTAAAGACTAGGGTCCTCACCATTCCGAGATCCTCGATGGCCGCATACCAGAAGGCGCTGCGCAAGGTCCAGAAGCATGGCACGGCTGTCGACTTCATAAAGATTTACGAAGGTACATACGATCCTGAGACAGGTGAGTGGACCTCTGGCCCCACATCGATCACTATCTCCGGGTATGCTGTCGAGATCCCACGCGAGGAGTCGCAGTACGAGGGAGTCGAGCTGATCCCGGACGTGTACGTGATCCTACTCTTCGTGCCGACCAACATTGGTGATCTTCCCGAACTGGACATGAACGTGAGCTGGAGCGGTAAGAAGCTCACCGTTGGTGGCGTGATGCCATATCGTCCTGCCGGCACAGCAATCGCAGCCGAGGTACTCCTCAAGTGAGTACCCTGTCCTTCAAGCAACAGATGGAGGACATCGTTCGTGATATCCGTATAGGATTCGATGACCTATACGACGCTGTCGCAGAGCATTGTTTCCGCTCAATTACAGTCGGCAGCCCAATCACGGGAGCACCAGGACAGCCTGTAAAGACTGGTCGATTGCTGAAATCTTGGCGCAGACAAGGCACTGCGCGTTCTAAGAATATTAGCATCTATACGCAGGTTCCTTACGCGCCGATCATCGAAGATAACCTACGTGGAGCCACACTTCGGTCTTCGGTTGGCGGATTCCATAGTGTGAAGATGACGGTAATGGGGTTCCATCGCATCGTAACTTACGAGTTAGAGCAGCTTCACGCTGGAAGTCAACCCATCGTCTACAAGGGCGGTGCTTGGCGTGATGCCGCTACTGGCCGCTTTGCCTCGGGTCCGCTATGATCGACGATCTCGCATTACTTCGCGCCCTGCGGACGCAGCTGCTAACCGTGGAGGTCGCCACTACCGGGGCAACCACCCTGGCGGCGACCGGAACGGGGTATACACGCACGACAGGCAGCTTTATCGCCGACGGCTTTGTAGTGGGTATGGAGGTCGTACCCAGCGGGTTTACGAGCAACGTGCCAGTGCTCATTACTCGGGTGTACGCCCTGACACTCGAAACAGACGAAAACCAAGTGGAATCTGCCGGCGCAGGGCGCTCCCTCACTGTGGGCATACCGGTATTGCGCAACTGGGAGAATACGGACCTCGAGCGGCAGGCACGCCGTTGGTTCATTAGTGAGGATTATCTGCCTGGCGTACAGAACAAGTACGGAGTTGGAGAACGAGGCATAGTAGAGCAAGAGCCAGCCTATGTGATTCGGCTCGAAGGCGTATCGCGAACAGGAGCGGACGCTATCTATACGGTAGCGCGCAAGATCATGGAAGCTTTCCCACCGACACTTGCGATCATCCCGGAAACAGGTGATATTGTTCGTGTGGGAACGGATCCCGGACCCTTCCGAGGCCAGGTGCTCTCCCGGTACGCAGGAACGGTCGAAGTCTCCATCACGATCCCGCTTTACGCGGAGACAAGCAATCCAATCTAGGGGGAACAGATGGCGAATCAGACTGCGGAGCACGTGATTGCGTCGCTCAAGCGGGAGACGACGTTCGGGACACCAGCTTCTTCCGGTGCCGGCGGGTCGCGTATCCGGCTCTACGACAGCCCGGGCCTCAAGTACACCCGTGCCCCAATCACAGACGACGAGAGACGTCCCGATCAGATTGAGCCGATGGACGTCCTCGGTGGAGCCAACGTGAATGGCTCGTACGAGACGCCGATCGTCCCAGGCGACTTCTTCGATCTCCTGTGCGAGTCCATGCTGCGTGGAACGCTCGGTGCCCTGGCCGACACAGCATACGACGCGGACACTCAGCTCGCCAAGGTGGAGACGCCGGCCACTCCGGTCAACTACTCCTACTCGGTTGAGCAGAACGACTCTGACATCGACGACTCGGAGCTCTTCATCGGTGTCCGCAATACGCAGTTGGACCTCGCGCTTCAGCCACGCGCACGTGGACGTGCAACCTGGACCTTCCAGGGCGTCGATCGACAGATCGTCGGTTCGGCCTCGGCGCCCTACTTCACCAACCCGACCGAGGTAGCCGGCGATTCTCTCATTGTCGACAATGCCTACATCTACTACGACTCGGCGCAGCTTCTCGTCTGCACTGGCCTGAACATCTCCCTCGCCATTGCCGCAGCGACCCAGGACGTCATCGGAACGTTCGTCAGTCCGGACGTCTACATGAACCGCATCAAGGTCACGGGAAGTATCGGGGCAGTGCGGCAAGACCTGGCGGCACTGGCGGACTTCGATGCCGAAACGGAGTTCGAAATCTACGCCAAGCTGCTGGCTCCCGGTACCGGCGCGCGGCTGACGTGGATGATTCGCCTTCCTCGTGTCAAGATCACCGACATCGACGCCCCCTTCCTGGGTGGCAACGCCGCGAAGGTCGAGATGCGGCAGTTCACGGGGTCATACCCCATCGGCTACCACAACGCTGTCGAAATCTATACGAGCACCGGCACTCCGGTGGCGCACTCCTAGGAGGTGACATGAAGGTCGGCCAGAAGGTACAGTTCTTCCAGAAGGCCGGGGACAAGCCGGTTCTTCTGACGATCGTGGAGATCGTTGGGGCAGGAGCCTCGAACAAGAAGCTCCTCAACCTCAGCGAAGGCAAGAAGGACGGCCTCGTGGTGTCCAGCATCGAACATCACACGGACAACCCGAAGGGGCCGTTCTGGCTCATGCTCGGCGAATCGGTTCCCGAACCCAAACCGGCCGTGAAGGGTGGCGCGTCCGGCAAGAAGTCGGCAGCCAAGTAGCTGAGCAGGTCGGGGTTGTGTCGCAGTGCCTAAAGGGCGCGGCACAGTGAGAGGAGCCGGTGGGGACTCCTTTCAATCTCTCAATCCTTCTCTCAAGGAGCACAAAGATGTTCAACATCAAACAGAAATCAGCTGAAGCGCGAGTCGAGGATGAGGGCATTGATGTGCCCATCTTTTCTCTCGACGAAACGCCAGAGACGTACATCGACGAGAACGGTGAAGAGAAGCCGATCACGATCAAGGTGGCCGGGTCTCATTCACGGTACTATCGGCAGGTCGAAGCGGACCAGCGGAAGCGGCGCCTCAAGCCGAAGCAGCTGACTGCTGGTGCGATCTACGACGACAACATGGAGAAGATCCTCGCCTGCACGCTCGACTGGACTGGCATTGCTCTCGATGCCGATACTCCGGTGGCCTGCACGAGAGAGAATGCACGAGTGCTCTACACAGAGTGTCCGTGGGTGTACGAGCAGGTATTCGAAGCTGTACATGATCATGCCCGTTTTTTTGGCAAGGGATCAGCGACACCTTAGAGTACACACTCTGGCATGCCCGCATGAATAAGCGGGATCCAAAGACTAAGGTGCCGTTGATCGAAACGCTGGAATCGGCTGCTGAGCGTGGCAGTTTAGGTGCCCTGAAGATCCTAGCTGAGGCTCCAGAATGCCCACAGGAGTTCATGTACCTTGTGGAATGGGCGCAAAGTCTTCATGGGCGCAGTGGCGTAGGGGCGACTACAGTCGCTCTTCTGTCGCATCAGGAAGTGATGGCTTGGCAGAGTCTGACGCGCATTGGCGAGCTTCATCCTTGGGAGGTTGAGGCATTGATGCTATTGGACGCTGCTTTGTTTGGGCCGGACGAAGATGACGAGGAATCTGTAGAAGAGCTACCAGAGCGTCCTTGGCCGAAGAGAAAGAATGGCGCGTAGCGGCGGAACAGGCGCAGGTGGATTGCTTTCCAAGCTGGCGACGGTAAATATCGGCGTCACAGCTGGTGGAGCAATCTTTACCATGAATAAGTTCTCTGCGTCTGCCACCAATGCAGGGCGAGCGACAGAGCACTTTGAGCGTACTACCAAGAACTTGACTCGCACGCTCACTGGTCTTGGTGGATACTTTGGTGTTCGCCAGCTTGTCGAGTATGCCGATACCTGGACACTGATCAACTCTCGTGTCAAGCTCGTTACTAAGAGTGACGAGCAAGCGATGGCTGTTCAGCAACGCCTGTTCGAAATCTCGCAGAAAACTCGTAACACTCTTGCTGCGACATCCGTACTCTATACCCGTGTCGCACTCAACGCGGATCAGCTTGGTCGTAGTCATAACGATCTGTTGAACGTTGTCGAGGCAGTTAACGCGGCCATGCTTATCTCTGGTGCGACGGGAGTAGAGTCTGCCCAGGCGATGCGGCAGTTTGCACAGGCTCTTGGTTCCGGGCGTGTCCAGGGTGACGAGTTCCGTACCATGATGGAAGCCATGCCGATGGTTGCTCGTGCGGTATCTGACGAGATGGGTGTGGCTATGGGCGATCTCTACAAGCTCTCAAAGAAGGGATTGGTCGATGTACAGACCGTAATTGACGCCCTTTTGAAGAAGCATGACGAGCTTGTCGAGCGTTCTCAGAAGATGACTTGGACTGTCGGTCAGTCGTTCGAGGTACTGATCAATGCTATCACTCGCATGGTCGGTATCATCAATATGGGGACCGGTGCTAGCGGTGATCTCGGCCGTGCGCTGCGTTATATGGCTGAGCATATCGACAAAGTCATTGCCGGGTTGATTTCGCTCACCAGCATGATTCTTGCTTATAGGGCCGCGCTTATCAGTGTGTACATTGCGCAACAGCTCGTGATTGGCGTTCAGGCTATCGCGCGTTGGATCGAGCTCTATAAGGTAGTAAGCAAGTTCGTCGGTATTGGGTACTTCCTCAAGCTGGTGAGTGCCGACTTCATTAAGATCGGTGTCACCCTGGCCGCTTTGACAGTGGGTGTTCTGGTATACAAGAAGGCACTAGAAGAAATTACCAAGATGACAGAGGCGTGGATCAACGCTAACGCCAATCTTGATGACGCATTAGGTAACGGTATTCTTGGAGGTGGCGAAGAGAATAAGCTTCAGGCTATTATTGACGACATGCTCCGTAAGGCGCATCAGGGTGTTGTACTTTCTGGCCTTACCGGCCTTGAAGAAGAGCGGATGGCTGTCAACTTCGAGGCTGTCAACAAGCTTATCGAAGCTCGTAGAGAGTACATGGACAATGCTCTACTACCGACCTACGAAGCAGCCATCCTGAAAGAACGTGAACTTGCCCTTGAGGCGCTTGGCATCAAGGATAAGTTAAAAGAAGCCGAGGCGGCTTGGAAGGAATACCAAAAGATCATCGACCGGTTTGCCGAAAATCTTCAGCGTGCCTTTGGCGACGTCTTCGAAAAGATCTTGAACGACGGGCTGAAGAACTTTGGAGACCTTTTCGATGCCATTAAGAAGTTGTTCTTCCGGCTTGTAGCTGAGATGGCTGCGGCTAAGATGATGGAGTCTATCGGAGCGCCTATTCAACAGGCGCTTGGTGATATCTTCGGCACAAATGCGCAGCGTGCGCTACTCAATCAACAGCAAGCCGCAGCTGTCGAACAAGCCAAATCACATTTGGGCGAAACTGGAATCACGCCTGAAACCGGACAGACTGTCGAACTAACACTCGAGTATGAGTCCGGCAGGAAGTGGGCAAAAGAGATCGGTAAGCAGATCGGTATCGTTCTGTCGGCCTATATGGTCGGCAACATGATCGGTTCGCAAACGACAAATCCGGTCACCGGCTTCTTCGGAGGTGCGCTTGGTGGTGCTGCTGTTGGTGCGCAGATCGGTGGTGTGCCTGGAGCGATCGTCGGTGGCGCTGTTGGGGCCATCGGTGGTCTGATCGGAGCTCTTGGCAAGCGTAACGAGAAAGAAGAAGAGCTTCGTAGGGCTCTTGAGGCTCAGCAAAAGCTACTCGCAGAGAACTCGCAGGCGCTGAAGGAAATGCGAGACAGCTTCGAGGGTCGTCCACATGCTGACGTGCTACGCTTTCAGGAAGTTTGGAAGAGCGCTGGCGGCCCAAAGCCGACCGACAATGCTTGGAAGCAGTGGCAGACTACTTGGCCTGAAATGGTCGCCCTTATTCATCGCATGGAGTCGTTGACGGGAATTAAGGTGACCGACGAGGAGGGCAAGTTCCAGACGGAAGCTTTCCGCCAGCTAATCGAGGCTGTACAAGAGACTGTCCGCCAGCTTACGCAGTTCGGCAACAACTTGACGGATGTCACGTCACGTATCAACGCCTACAACAAGCTCTTCGACGTTCCGGATACTCCGTTGCAGAGCTTGAAGGATGCCTATCAGGTTCTGTCCGAGCTAGCTCCGGACCTGATAAAGCAGATGGGTCTGGCGAACCTCGATCTCAACTCGCCTGAAGCTCGCGCGACACTGCTTGCCGGCCTACGTGATATCTTCAACCTGATTCTCCAGGGTGAGCTGACTCCGGAGCTTCTAGGTGCTTTTGCTGATAAGAACGAACTTCTTGACGCTATCCTGAACACCAAGGACGCTTTCGACGCTCTGTCCGAGTCTATTCTGCAGATCACGACCGACTTCCCTCGTGCGATGGATATCATCTACTACGAGCAGAAGTACGGTCATTACGGCACCAACTTGCCGAACAAATACGACTGGGAGCGTACGAAGCCTCCAGAGCCGTCTAACTCGTGGACTGTCAACGGAGGTATCACAATCGTCAACGAGGCTGGCGACTCCGGCGAAGTGCTCCTTGGGAAGATCGAAACTGCGGCTAACGCTAGACGCGCAAGGGGTGGTCGCGTGTCGGTAGCGGATAGTGAGGTCTTTTGAGGTCTGGTGTTGACGCTCCGACTCTTGCACTCTACACGAGTGAGAGTTACGACACGCATTGGCGGCTCAAAGTAGATAACGGTAGCAGTACAGCTATCGATATCACTACGAGATGTTTCCAAATTAGCCTTCGCCTGCCAGACCCCAACCAACCAATCGGAAGCCTCGACTTCTCCTTCGTACGCGAGTTCACTAAAGACGGGTCGAGTACCTCACTCGCACCAACTATCGCAGCAAGCAGCCTCAACAAGCTGGACGACACAGTCACATACTCGCCGTTGCTCCAGCTTGGGCGAGTTGTCACGTTAGATGTTGCTCTCACTGCTGTCGGCGGAACCCGTCCCGGCGATGCCTCATCGCTCTGGTACCAAGTCTTCAAGGGTTTCATCACAAACGTGAACTGGCCGAAGTTTGAATCGCGCCAGGGCAGCGTTCAGTGCAGCGACCTCGGTGGTATTCTGAAGATACAGAAGAGCGAGGTCGCCTACACCTACGCCGCAGGTACTAGCATTGAGACGGCAGCACGCGCCGTACTCGACAATAACGGTTTCACCGGTATCCCGCTATACTTCCCGGCCGCCACCGGAAAAGTGCTACCGAACGACTGGGCGCCAGGACTCCAGAAGACGGTTTGGGATCAACTGTGGTCATTGGCGCAGGCGATGGGCTGGGTATGCTTCTTCAGGTACCGCGGACAGAATCCTGTTGAACTGACGTTCTTTGAGCCAGCACGGTCCAAAAGTTCGTCAGACATGACTCTGAGCCACTGGTGGGATTTTGACGCCCTGTCGATCAGTGAGGATGAGGTACGGAATGCCGGGTATCTGCTCTACTACGATACTGACGGTGTACAGCAGCTCATCGGACCTTACGAGGACTCTGCCAGCTTGGCGAAGTATGGTGGAGCCTACGGAATTCGCCGTCCATTCTGGATTGCACTGAACGAAGACTCTCCAGTGCGTTCTTATACAGACGCGAACGCTCTAATCACAGCAGCGCTTTCGGACGTAGCCGATCCGGACGCGATTGCTACTGTGTCTTCACGTCCTCTCGTCTTTGCCGAGATGAGTACCGATCTCTACACATTCACCAATAGGGATCGGATGTTCGACAGCAACCAGCAGTTTGCGCCATTCAACATGACCATCAATATAGCGCCATTCAAGGCGTCTTCGTCGATGGGAGTGCGTGGTGTGCCCACAGCAGGGCTCGGTACTTGGCGCAATCTTGCCTTCTCGTACGAAGCTGTTCTCAAACCGATGGCGGAGATCCACGCTACGATCTCCAAGGATGACAACTCGGTTTCGATGACGGCTAAGAGACTCAACAATCTTGCTCAGTCGTACCGTGTCAAATTCGTAAAGGCGCTCAGTACCGACCCGCCTGCATATGCGCCACCGGACTTCGACGACGCGGCAAACGATGAGTTCGGCAGTACCACGTTCGATGAGCTTCTTCAGGTCGTAACCTACGCTTCTGATATCACGCCACTCCTGGACGGGGAGTTGCTGTACATATTCGCATACGCCTTCGACACTACGTCGACGACGGATACGGATCAGGAAGCAGCTCCTCGTTCACAACCGATACTGCTATGTATTGGTCCGTCACGTAATCTCATAGCGTTCACAGCAGCCTGGCTTCAGAATCGTATTATCGACAACGGAGACGGCACAACCGGAGTCACACAGGATCTACATTACGTTTGTGCTTCTGATAAAGTGACATATTGCCGATTCGATTTCGGTGGCGGAGAAGGTGCCTGGACAGTCGTACCAAGTCAGGCAGGTATTATCGAAGGCGTTATCGGTGGTATGAACCAAACCGGTACAGTCTATCCGTATGACGGTTTCCAGGGCCATGTAGGCGAACCGGCGGATCTTGTGACTGTTGACGAACCTGCATTTATCGACGGTGGCGGTGCAGAAACGTCACAATTCTATGCACGAAAGATTCGTGAAAAAGATGGAACCGTTAAGGTAGATCAAGGATCTGGTGCAAGTGCTGTCGAGCTTCAGGTTGGTGTGAATTGGGATAGTGGTTCAGAAGTACCTTCTCCGTACCCTACCGGAACATTCTTCTTCGTCACCACTCTACCGCCACCATGAGCACCGAGTGGCACGGATATACTCCTGCCGGTGACGAGTTCTACCGAGCATACACTCCATATGGTGATGAGGCTGTAGAGATACGCGGCCCCTCGGGCCAGCTTCTTTGGAGACGTTCGGCGGCTCTCAACTCTAAGTATACGAAGTATTGGGCAGATGCGCTTTCTGCTGTAAAGACTCGCGTATTAGTGAAGTCTTTGAATATCGTTCGTGCTAAGAGCGCCGTCCTTCAAGATGTGTGGTATTTGACGAAGGAAGAGCGTAACCGCGGCAAGACTTGGGCTGAGGTATTTACTGCGGTCAAGACTCGAGCACTCGTTAAGCATAAGAATATCTCACGCTCAAAGTCTGCCTCACTCGGCGGTGTGTGGGCAGCGATTCAGAAGGTGACGAGGTACCGGCAGACGTCAAGTCTGATCCAGACGACAGCCAGTTCCTCATGGTACACGAATACGAGCACGACGACCTATACGCTCAAGAACACGCTCACACAACTGATGGGGTCTGTCATCTGGCAGACGAGCAGACTTACACAAACGTTTGCTTCGTGGAATACATGGTCGATAGGTACGCTCTCTCAGTGGTATACCAATACGTTGACGTACACGCTTACTCAGCATCTTACGTCTGGTACAAAGTGGACATTGTATGATCCGCCCGGTACAATGATTCAGACGACAGGTGATTGGTATACTGATGTACTCACCCCTTATTATACAGCAAACAAGCTGACGTGGACTGTCGGCACTGTCATATGGGCTACACGAAGCTACTTCAACACCACGACAGCTTGGAATACATGGTCTTGGGGTGTTCTGTCTCAATGGTATACGCCAACACT